GGCAAGTAGCAATGCCTCCTGCGCAGTCAGCCTCACCGCTTTGCGCAGCGCATCAGACACCGCAAAGCCCTCAGCCAGATTTCGGCGGTAGGCCACCGTACGACCCAGTGCCTCGCCCAAGGCGACAGCCTCAGCCACTCTCTTGACCGTCTGCCGCGTAGCCTTGTCGGTCGTACCAAAGGCCTCAGAGAAGCGTTTTCGTACCTGCTTGGCACCCAGGTCGCTTACACCCAGACTTTCGCTGATGCGCAAGATGAAAGCGATCAGGTCGGTATAGGTTTCTGCAAACGCGACGGCCTCCGAGATGCGCTTGGTCATCTGCCGATCCAAGTCGTCACCCAGCCCAAAGGCTTCGAAGGTTTTCTTGGTGACCCCGCGTTGGGGCGCCTCAGAAATCGGCAGACTTTCGGCCAGGCGCTTAACACTTCCCTGGCGAATCACGTCACCCCAAGCCAGGCTCTCCGCGGTGGTCTTTGTAAGCACTCGGGTTAGATAGTCGGAAGCCTGGAAGGACTCCCGCACCTCCTTGCGACTGGCTTTTCCGACAGCCTCGCTAAAGGACATCGTTTCCACCCAACGAAGTACATAGGCGATCAGATCTGAATAGGTTTCGCCAAACCCGACAGCTTCTGATTCGCGCAGGGTCAATTGCTTGGCCAGCTTTTCTGCAAGGGCCAGCGTTTCACTCGATCGCTTGGTCCACTGCCTGCCGGTGGCCTCAACGAAGGCCAGCGTCACAGCGACGGCGACGTTGTAGACAGCCGGATAGGCTGTGGTCCAGTTCTTTCCGGCGCTGGCGCTCGACCATGTAAAGCCAGCCGACGCCCAGGTGTACCTCGCCCCCTGGGTCTCACTGACCGTCACCGTATCGGGCATCTCGATCAGCTCATCGTGAAGGTGAAGACCGCGGTCAGGCTGTCATCTGCGCCCTTGTTGACCACTGGGAAGACCACGCGATCGAGCATGATGCCCCCAGTCGATGCGTTGAATACCCCGGCTTCGGTCAGAGCGCCGGTGCTGTCGCCTGCCAGGAAATCCGCGCTGAAGGTGAAAGTCTTGGTTCCCGCTGTGTGCGCGTAGGTCGCGGCATTTCGGTCAATTTCGGTCACAAGCGCCGACTGGGTGGCAGCCGCCGCGGTCGTGCCGGTGCCCAGCGCAATAAAGCCCATCACGGCGGGTCGGCTGGCGGCTTTGCCAATGGCATCAGCAATGAAGTCAAAGCCGACGTTGACGATGATGTTGTCTTTGTGGACCGCCTCGACCTCACCGCTTGCACGGCGAAGGATCAGGGTCATAGCACCGTGAAGCTGCATGGATTCGTCGATCATGAAAAGTCCTTGTGAAATGGAAATGGATAAAGAAATGGCGCTGTCTCTTTCGAGAGCAGCGCCACGGTTGGGGATGGGTTGAAAACTCTGGGGCTAGTACAGGCGCAGACTGGTAAAGGCTCCGATTGGCGCAAGCGCCGACGTGGCTGACTCCACATCACCCCCCATCCGACCGACAAAAAGCCGTCGCTCGGTGGTGGTCTGGCACACGCCAATGCACACGCGATCTGTGACCGATATCCCGAAGGGCACGCTCACTCGTCCGGACAGTTGGTCCTCCAAAAAGAACGCAGCCGTTGTGGCGTCATAGCCCACCAGGAGCGATCCTGCGGGGCCAAGAGCCGCCCAGATCACGCAGGTTGTTACCTCTGCCGGTATGAACCAAAAGGAGGTGTGAAACACCGAGGGGATATTCACGGACCAGGCAACACGGGTGGTGTCCTTCACCATCAGGCCATCGCCATACCTGCCCGCTGCATAAGTGACGCCGGCTGCCTGAGTGGTTACCGGGCTGCCCAAGCCAGTTGTTGCACCGTTCAGGCGCCAGCCATAGATTTCCTCGGCTTGTAACGCATCTTCTCTTGCGATCTGGAACCGGGCGTCCACATTGGCAATCGCACCGTCGTAGGTCCACTGACGTCTGGCGGCGTTGCTGCTCCACGGAAAATCCGCCTCCAACCAAGTGGTCCGATCATCGACCGAGGCCCCGAGACTGTTGAGCAGCGTGTTCTGGGCACGGATGGGCGTCACCAAATCTACTTCAAAGAGGTACTCGGCCGTTTGGGTGCCCGTATTCATCCGCAATGCGTTGTGCCCATTGACCGACACGACCGACGCAAAGTGCTTGGTGCCAGGGAATCCCATGGCCTGCTCATCACGCGCAAGAATCAGATTGGCGTTCTGCGGCTGGGCAACCACGGTGGATACGAAGGTTGGCGTGTCGCTGTAGATGCCAGGAGACGCAATCGCCTTGACCCAGAACTTCCTTTCTCCATCAAACCCAGAAGGCAGCGTGTAACTGGTGGACTTGACCTCGGCTACAAAGAGCGAGGCATCCCAGGCCGCTCCCTCGCGAAGTTCGTACCCCACCACCTCAGGCTCGGGGTTGGGCTGCCATCGAAACTCCAGCCGATTGGCCGACTGCACCACATCGAACTGACGCACGGTCGATGGGGCCAACAAGCTCAGTACGAACGTCGTGACATTGGCGCTGTAATTGCCCGAGGTGTCGTAGGCGCGGATGTGATACGGGTAGAGGCCTGCCGCGCTTTGGTCGTGGACCATCTGAGTGCCGGCGGTCTTGGCCACCAAATCACCGTTGTCCCAACCCGGACCGACACGGACTTCATAGCCTGCCAGATCAGCATCTTCGACTCCATCCCAAGTGATCAGGAGATCGGACACACGTCGCTGGACCATGAACCCTGCGACGTCTGATGGTGGCAGGGTCTTACCCAGAACCGTTGCACTCAGGGTCGCAGGAGCGCTTTCCTTGCGCGTGATACCGATCGCACGCAGGCTGAATTCATACGCTCCTTCTTGCGCATCCCGGATTTCGATGTAGTTGGCACTGGTGAGCGGTAGGCTCACAAAGTTGCCACCACTCACTCGGTACGACAGTCGGTAGGCGACAGCAGTCTGGACCTCATTCCAGGACACCTGCACCAGCACCTGAGCCTGATCTTTGACCCGGTACAAGCTCTCCTGCATGGTGAGCCCAGTCGGTGCTGATGGCATATCCGACAGGATGGTGATCGAGCGGGGCTGCAAGGCCAGGCCCTTTTCAATCGCATCGAACTTGCTCGGGTTGTGAGCGAGTGCGGTGACCTCGTGCACCCCAGGGTCCCGCTCGGCGACCGCCACTACCCTAAAGAGTTGCGGCTCGATGATGGATGAAGAAAGTACCCAGATGGCATCAGGCTGCGGCACTGCGCTGAAAGGAATCGAAACGGTCAGTGCACGACCATAAATCGGCCCCACCAGCCGCTCTTCCACTTTACCCGTGGGCAGTACGACCGAAAGCCGCCAGGGTAGGTCCGCAGGCAGGTCCTGATCCAGGGTGACCGTACTGGCTGATGCCGCTGCGATCCGGCCCCCAAGTCGCATGCCTCCTCGCACCGGGTCGGCGACCTTGATGACGTCGCCCGGACGCACCACGGCCCCCTCCAGGCCAGTGCGGAAAGTGACGATCTCGGATTCCGATTGCTCGGAATACAAGAGCCACTTGCCCACCCGATGGGCTTGACCCCGAGAGGTGCAACCCAGGGCCACCACTTCGCTCTGTACGATGCCATAGCGGGCGATGCCGGCGGCATCCTCGACGTACTCCACCTTTTGGCGGTAAAAGTCTTCGGGATCGTTCCAGGTAACCAAGGCCACCGTGTGCCGCGCCTTGGCTGACGACCCCTGGTACGCAAATTCACCATCCACAACGTTGCTGGGGGCGAACTGGTAGACCGGATCAGCGGGCGCATCCTGCGTGACCGTGATCGCGCCACCAGACCAGTACACCATGCCCCGAAAGATCGAGGCCATGTCCTGAACGACTTTGTAGGCCTGCTCCCGAGTCTGAAGGTACAGGTTGCAGGTAAAACGCGGCTCGACACCACCCAGACCGTTGGGAACCAACTGGTCGCAGTATTGGGCCACCCGATAGAGCGCCCACTTGTCGACCTGGGCCTCAGGGATATAGCCACCCAAGCCATAGCGAGCACTGGTCACCAAGTCATAGAAGCACCAGGCGGGGTTATCGGTCCAAGCGATCTTGAAGGTGCCGTTCCACACACCGCTGTAAGCGCGGGTGCTCGGGTTGTAGTTGACGGGGACACGAACCCGCAGCAACTTCATGTCATAGCTGCGCCGCGGAATGCTCGAAAACTGGGATGCGTCGACCCGGAGCGCCACGAGTGCGCTGTTGGGATAGCGCAGCTTGCTCTCTATGACCTCGGTGTAAGAGTCAACAAAGGTCTTGTTCTGGATGGCGGTAGACGTAGAGTCTGCCGTGATGCGTCTTACCCGAATGTCCCACGGGCCAGTGCCAATGAGAGGCACGTAGTAGCTGCGCTGGTACTTGGTGGTGGTCTTGCCGGAGATTGTGTCGCTGATGATCTCCACGAACCCTGAGCCGTTGACCTGGCGATCGATGGCAAAGGTCACCGTGTTGCCATTGAGATCGCCGTTGGTCGTGTCCTGGTTGGTCAACTGCGGCACGCTCACCTTGATCCGCACCGCATCCACATCCGGATCGGTGATGGAGCGCACCACCGGCTGGCTCGCCTTGACCTCGACGCCAACGACCACTTCGTTTTCAACAGACGAAAAACCTGGGACGTAGCTTTGCTGCTGGCTGCCGTTACGGGACTCCAGGGTGACGCCTGAGAAGTTGGTCGTGCCATCAGGGTTCTGAATGGGCGTGTCGTCCAGGTAGACCGATTGCAGACCGTCGACTAAACCCTCGATCTCACCCTCCGAGATGAGGTCAACGACCCGTGCATAGGCTCTGGAGCGCAAGCTGTCGGGCGCTTCTTGGGCCACACGGGCACTGCCTCCACCTCCTTTGCCGCCACCGCCCGCGCCAATGATGAGTGTGGTCATGCGGCTATCTCATCCACGTCGATACCGGCGCTGATCACCGCGGAGCCCACAATCAGTCGACCGTACCCCACCGGCACGGGATGCCCCTGGGCGGTGGTGTTGACCGCACCATTGAAGCTGTAGCTGGGCTTGTTTTCCGGGCGCTCTGACGGCTCGGACGCCTTCGGTGTGGGGGCGATCATTTGCGCCACGCCTCCCAGAATCATGGAAGTGCCAACTGAATACAAGGTTGCTTGGGACAGAAAAGATCCAGCCGCCGCCCAGCCCATTGGATTCCACCAAGCCACTGCGAGCAAGGCTGCGCCCAGCAAGATCTGGCCGAGGCCGTTGCCACCTGCACCAGAGACCACCGGGGCAATCGTGATTCGGCTCTGTCCTGTCGGCTCATGCAGGCGCTCCAGCGTCAGTGGGTCACGACCAGCAAGGACGCGGTACCCCACGCCGCGCTCGCCCGAGGTCACCAGTTCCCGCTCAAAGGCCGGGAAATTGGCCGCCAGCGCCCGAATGGCTTCGGCAGCCGAAGATATGGCCATGCTGTGCCTGCGGCCGAAGCGGCGCCCAAGTTCACCGAGAAGAATGATCGTGACCATGCCTGAGGATGTGTGTTGTGACTTTTTGCCAATAGCCGCCGTAGACATCTC